GCTGGTGTTCTTGATTACACCCCTGCACTTAATGCTAACTTGAACGTAGATGACACAGGCAATACATTTGCTGGTGTACTTCAAGGTAAGTATAGAGTATACATCGATCCTTATTCTGCTAACGTATCTGCTAATCAGTACTACGTTATGGGATACAAGGGTTCTTCTCCTTATGACGCTGGACTGTTCTACTGCCCATACGTTCCACTACAGATGGTTCGTGCGGTTGGTCAGGATACATTCCAACCAAAAATTGGATTCAAGACTCGTTACGGCATTGTCGAGAACCCATTCTCACAAGGAACTACACAGGGACTTGGAGCACTTACACGTAATGCTAACAAGTATTACAGAAGAGTTAAGGTTACTAACCTCATGTAAGCGAGATGCTTATATAACTTCAGGAGGGGTCGCAAGACCCCTCTTTTTTTATCTAAATAAAAATAAAACTAATAATGACTAGTTCGGTTTTTGGAAAACAAATACAAAATAGAAATTTCCTATCTGGTATAGGATTTAAATTTAATTTGGGAAAATATCCAAAAGTTGATTTTTTCTCTAATAGTGCTAGAATACCAGAGTTAAACCTTGAACTTGCACAGCAAGCAACGTATCTAAAAAATATTGATATTCCAGGTGAGAGATTAACTTTTGGAGATTTTACTCTACAATTCATAGTTGATGAAAATTTAGAAAATTATATGTCAGTATATAATTGGTTAGTTGGTTTGGGATTTCCAGATACAACTAAAGAATATAAAGCATTAACAACTGATGATGCAAATCAAAGAGATCCAAAAGTAGCATTTTCAGATGGAACTCTAAGCATACAGAATAGCAATTACAAAGAAGTAGCAAAGGTTAAATTTACTGATTTATTTCCAGTTTCCTTGACATCTTTGGATTTTGATGCTACAAATACAGATATACAATACTTTACAGCACAGGCAACTTTCAAGTATACTCTATATAAACTTTCAACAACTACTTAATGGACCTTGACAAAATTCAGGAGATGTGGCAGAGAGATTCTGTTATTGACCCTGATAATCTACATGATGAATCTTTGAAGATTCCACAATTACACTCAAAGTATTATACAGTTTATAATACGGTTACTTTGATGCGTGAAAAGGCAAGAGAACAATATAATAAAACAAGATTAGAAAGATATAATTACTACACTGGTAAAGCACCAGCAGAGGTATATGTAGAAGAACCATTTGGATATAAGGTAAGAGAAAAGGATGCTATACAACGTCATATGGAAGCGGATGAGAAGATGGTAAAGATTGACCTTAAAATAAGATACTATGATACTACTTTAAAATTCTTAGAAGAGATAATTAAAAACGTTTCTAATAGAACCTTTCAAATCAAAAATGCAATAGAATGGAATAAGTTTCAAGCAGGTATGTAGATTATAAATATATTTGTATATCTAGATATCACTATGAAACCCACTCCAAGAGAAAGTAAAGTAATCCACGAGAACTACGAGAAGGTTGTGGAATATCTTATATCAGAACAATATGCACAAGATGCTGTTGCAGCAGATAAGATTATCTCAGGTATGAGTCAAGATTGGTTTGATACAATCGTTGGATAAATGAAACCATTTAATCAGTTTAGAAAAGATCTATCCGAAATGGATAGAACTATGTCTGGTCCTGGATTGGTAGGTGCTGGTCTTAAGGGAATGTTAAAGTTAGGATCTCAACCTGTTAGAAAAGGTATAAAGGCAGTTACTTCTTTTGCTTCAAAGAAAGATGAAATCCAAGATTTTGTAAAAAGAAGAAAGAAACAAATAGAAGATAGAGTTGAACAAAGTAAAGTACTAAAAGGGAAAGCAAAAGTACCAGATCCTGAAGCTGATAAACAAAGAGATGATGCAGAAAACGATCCTGATCTAGAAAAAATATTTAGGGATGAAAATCCTAACGTGGTTGACTTCACGAAACCAAATAAACCCAAAAAATAACTCTCTAAATAATTCTATATTGGTATAGGATTATGAGTCATTTGATTATATCAAAAAAGAATGAGGTTCATCTGCATGTAAAAGCAGAACCTCATGTATATTATGAATTGTCTGATCAATTCACTTTTGAAGTGCCTGGTGCAAAGTTCATGCCACACTATCAAAAGAAATATTGGGATGGCAAGATACGATTATTCAATGTTCAGAACGGGGAAATATATGTAGGACTGTTGGATAAACTAATGCAGTTCTGTAGAGATCATGGGTATACTTCTGAATTTGTAGAAAGTAAATATTACGGATTACCGTTTGAAGTCAATGATATGATTTCAAAAGAAGGTGTAAAAGATTATATGACTGCAGTCTCTAAATATCATCCCAGAGATTATCAGATTGATGGAGTATACGACGCTTTAAAACATAATAGAAAATTATTGATATCTCCAACTGCTTCAGGAAAGTCGTTGATGATATATGCGATTGTGAGATATTTTGTTGAAAAAAAGAAAAATATTCTGATAGTTGTTCCAACGACTTCGCTTGTAGAGCAAATGTATAAAGACTTTGCAGACTATGGATGGGATGTTGGTTCATATTGTCACAAGATATATGCTGGCAGAGAAAGAGAAACAGATTCTCAAGTTATTATTACTACTTGGCAGTCAATCTATAAACTACCTAGAAAATATTTTGAAAGATTCTCAGTTGTAATTGGTGATGAAGCACACCAGTTTAAGTCGAAGTCACTTATATCTATAATGACTAAATTGGGCAATGCCAAATATCGTTATGGATTTACTGGTACATTAGATGGTACACAAACACATAAGTGGGTACTTGAAGGATTATTCGGACCTTCTTATAAAATTATTAAAACCGCAGAATTAATGGAAAAGGGTCATGTTGCCACATTAGATATTAATGTTCTTCTATTGAAACACCCACCAAATAAATTTGAAAACTTTGAAGAAGAAGTTCAATATATTATTACTCATGAGAGAAGAAATAAATTTATAAGAAACTTAGCACTTGATCTTAAAGGTAATACTCTTATTCTATTTGCAAGAGTAGAAGGGCACGGTGAACCTTTATATGAGATGATAAATACTAATACCGTAGAACATAGAAATGTTTTCTTTGTTCATGGTGGAGTTCCAACACAAGATAGAGAGGAGATTCGTGAAATTACAGAACAACAGGACAACGCTATTATTGTTGCCTCTTATGGTACTTTCAGTACTGGGATTAACATTAAGCGGTTGCACAACGTCATCTTCGCCAGTCCCTCCAAGTCCAGAATTAGAAATCTCCAATCCATTGGAAGGGTTCTTAGAAAAGGGAATGGGAAAGTAAAGGCAACTCTATATGATATTGCTGATGATATTAGTTACAAATCTAGAAAAAATTACACTCTAAACCATTTAATTGAAAGGATCAAAGTTTATAACGAAGAAAATTTTAATTATGACATAGTAAATATACCAATTAAAAACTGATGGGAGAAGAATTTTACGGAGTCATAAAGTTAATAACTGGAGAAGAATTGTTCTCTACGATCTGCATCGATGAAAATGATGGAGATCCTATTATAATGCTTCAAAATCCTGTAATAATGAAAATGTTACAGAATCCCAATGGTCAATATGTCAAAATAAAACCTTGGTTGGAATTACCTACTGATGATATGTTTTTAATTAAATATGATAAAGTAGTAACAATGACAGAAATATCTGATAGTCAAATGATTCATTTTTATGAAAAATATTTAAATGAATCAGATGAATGCGATTTTGAATTTGATGGAAGAGTAAAATTAAATGAAAAACTAGGTTTTATAACAACAGTTGATGATGCTCGTAAAAATTTAGAGAGAATATATAATATTAATATAGATAAAAAAGAAACTTAATACGTCCTTCAAACCTCCACAAAGGTTATTGTACCGATAATTTAGTACCTTGTCAAGTCTCTGTATTAATGTTATAATATCCATATACTTAAAGTAGGTTTAAACAATGTCATGGTTAAGAAAAAATCTGAACATTATGTTAATAATAAACAACTGTTAGAAGCACTTATTGTTTATAGGGAAAAGGTTGCACACGCAAAAGAGAATGATTTGCCAAAACCACGTATTACTAATTATCTTGGAGAGTGTTTTTTAAAGATTGCTACACACCTTTCATATAAACCAAACTTTGTGAACTATATGTTTAGAGATGATATGATCTCTGATGGTATAGAGAACTGTGTTCAGTACATTCACAATTTTGATCCAGCAAAATCTAGAAATCCATTTGCATATTTTACACAGATTATACACTATGCTTTTCTAAGAAGGATTCAAAAGGAGAAAAAACAGTTAGAAATTAAGACAAAAATAATTGAGAAGACTGGATTTGATGAAGTTATGATGGTTGATGATAACTCATTAGCAGGTAGTAGTTCTGAGTATAATACTATTAAAGATAATATTCAGTATAAGTCTGGTAACAGATGAAGATAGCAATAATAACGGATCAGCACTTTGGTGCTAGGAAAGGATCCAAAGACTTTCATGCTTATTTCAAAAAGTTTTACGATAATGTCTTTTTCCCATACTTGGAAGAACACAAAATCGATACTGTCATCGATATGGGTGATACATTCGATAATCGTAGATCTATTGATTTATGGTCTATTGATTGGGCAAAGGAGACTTACTTTGATAGGCTCCAAGAAATGGGAATCACACTTCATAGTATAGTTGGTAATCATACTGCTTATTATAAGGATACGAATGAAGTTAATACTATAGATCTGTTATTAAAAGAATATACTAATATAACAACCTATTCAGAAACAACTTCTATTGAAGTGGGTGGGTGTAATATTCTTCTTGTGCCTTGGATTAATGAAGAGAATAAGGAAGCGAGTCTTGGATTGATCAAAGCATCACAAGCACCTGTTGCTATGGGACATCTTGAGTTGAATGGATTTGTTGCTACTGCTGGTCATGTAATGGATCACGGTATGGATATCACCCCCTTTAAGAAGTTTAAGAAGGTTTATTCTGGTCATTATCATACAAGATCTAATGTTGATAATATTTACTATCTTGGTAATCCTTATGAGATGTTTTGGAATGATTGTGAGGATACTAGGGGATTTCATATATTTGACACCGAAACTCTAGAACAGACACCTGTTAATAATCCATATAGATTGTTCTATAAAGTTTATTATGAGGATCATAATTATAAGTTATTCAATACTACAGAATTAAAGGATAAAATTATTAAACTGGTTGTAAGAAAGAAAACAGATCAAAAATTATTTGAAAAATTTATAGATAAATTATACTCTAGTGGAATACAAGAATTAAAAATTATAGAAAATTATGTTCTTCAGGAAAGTGAAGATTTTGTAGCAGATGAAGATGAAAATACTATGAGTACGTTGAGTAGGTATATTGATGATTCTGATTTTGAGTGTGATAAGAATATAATTAAGGGTATATTAGAAAATCTATATGCAGAGGCATGTGAGGTTGATTAATGTATCTTCTCACCTTAAAGGATCATAATGATGAAGGTGCTTATGCTGTCTTGAATAAGTATGGAGAAAAGGTATTATTTTTATTTCAAATGGAGGATGATGCTGAAAGGTACGCAATGCAATTAAATGATGAGGAAAAGAACCCTATGAAAGTTATTGAAGTCGATGATCAGCTTGCAATTATGACCTGTAGACGCTATAATTATAAGTATGCTGTGATTACTCCAAACGACATTGTTATACCGCCAAAAGTGAATGATAACCTTCCAGAAAGTTAGATGGAAAAACTTCCTAAGTACAGGCAATCAATATA